AGGAAGTTAGTCAAGTGGGTTTGTAAGATATTTAATTGCTATTAGTAATTCTAATACTGGGTATAAGTAATCTATGATAACAATGTCAAGTTTACAAATGAAAGGCATTTCCAGAGTTATGTAAACTTTAAGTCATATTAGTTTACAAACAAACCGATTTATTCAAGTTATGTTAATAGAGTCAAGGTTTATTAACGCAGAGAGTGTTTGGTGTTAATAGTCTTGCATTGAGTAATATGCTTATTTGATTTGACTTTCATTAGAAACATTGTTTAAAACGGCTTATGACTAAAGAGAAACAACTGATGGAAACACTGGGAGTCAATAAATCTCAGTTAAAGGAACTCCGTACTAAAGCCCCAGAAGGCTCTTGGATTAGAGATGTTTCTAAGAAACCAGAGAAACTCTGGGGGTATGTCTGGAGCGAGGCTGGAGTTAAATGGCTTTCAGAGCAACTGAGTGTCAAAGAAAAAAATTTTGAAGTCCCCCCTTCGGGGGAGACTTCACCTATAGAGGCTGAATGCACAGTAACAAGGTCTAACTTTATTAATCTTAGATTGATTGAAGTAATCTATAATGAAAAGCGGCTGATGGTTCAATGCAAAGATAACAGAGTTATTAAACCTGCTATGCTTGTAAAAATAAGAATCATTGACGAGAAAACTGCTTGCGTTTCGCAAATTATCAGTAAACATGTAAAGCCAAAGTCATGAAAGAAAAATCTAATAAACATGAAAAGTCTGAATCGAAATCCAAAGAAAAGAAGGAAAAGTCGATGAAGTCTGAATCTGAATACGCTTCAAAGGCTCCAGTTTGCAAAGAATGCGGTAAAACGCAATATAAGTGTAATTGCTAGTATGCCATTAAAAAAGTCATCTAGTAAGAAGGCTTTTGTAGCAAACTATAAGGCTGAGATTAAAGCAGGTAAGCCAAGAAAGCAAGCGTTGGCTATTGCCTATTCTGTACAAAAACAAGCATCTAAGAAATAATGCCAGAGCCAAGCGTAACAAAACCAATCCCATCAGCATTAACAGACCCAATGTTAAATGCTGCAAGAGGTCTTGGTCTAAAGGTTGACCCAAGAGTTGTTAATAGTTATGACAACAATAGGCAGATGGAATACCAATCTAAGATTGGTAATGTAACTGCCGTTAATGCAAATGCTCCTATTGTAGACCTTGCTAGTGTTTATCGTCAATTGCCACAAGAAATTCAAAAAGGTGCTGATTTAATTGAAAGAAAAACAATATCAAAAGCAGAAACAACTGTAGCAAAAGCAGCAGGTGTTGTTGCTTTAAGAAAGGCTGAAATTATTGGTGCTAATTTATCAAATAAGGTTATTAAAGGAATTTATAGTGGTGCAAAAGCATACTTGGGAAATCCAGACCTTGCATTTGGAACTGCTGCTGGTTTAGTTTCATTTAATCCTGTTGGTTTTGCAAAGGGAATTGGTAAATCTATTGGAATGGAAGTTTCTGGTCTTGGTCCAGTTGATAAAGCATTAACTGCTGGAGAAATTGGTGCTGCAGCAACTGGAACACTTGGAGCATATCATGCTGCATTAAGAGGCGGTGCTGCTGCGATTGGTGGAGCAGTTGATTATGTTGCTGGTGCAATTGGCAGCGTAAAACTACCTACTGCTGCTGCTATTTTTACTCCAATTACAACTGGCAATGACACTATTGATGGAAACGCATGGAGAATGAAAGATTATAACGCATACCAAACTGCTCAATATGAAAGATGGAAAGAACAAGATGACAGATTTAGACAACAAAGAATTGAAGACGAAAAGAAACTTAACCTTCAAAGAGTAAATGATTCTATGTCTTCTACTGGTTTTAAAGATGACCATATTAGTGCATACTTTAAAAACAAATGAGCGATAAGATAGAAGGTTATGAACCAACCTATCATCCAGTCATCAAAGCACCGACTGTTGATGAGTTAAAGTTTTTAGTAGAAAAGAACGGACCAGAACTCGTAGCACAACTTCTTCAATTAAGAGAAGATAAGATTATTGCTGAAAAGATGGACCCATATCGTCACGGATATGAGCCAAACCATTGGCATGATGCTGATGATATGCTTAAGAAAAAGAATGAAATTCTTATCTTGGGCGGTAATCGTGCTGGTAAAACTGAATGGGCTGCAAAGCGAGTAATTCAAACTTTAGTTAATAAGCCAGACGCAAGAGTGTGGTGCTTACATACAACTAATTCGTCAAGCATTCAGATGCAACAAAATGTTCTATGGAAGTATATGCCACCAGAACTTAAGAATGCCAGAAAGACAAAGATTACTAATATTCAGTATTCTCAGAAGAACGGATTTTCAGACAATACTTTCATTCTTCCAAATCGCTCGCAGTGCTTCTTTATGAATTATGCACAGGATAAAAAGGTTATTGAAGGTGGTGAAGTTGACCTTATCTGGTGCGATGAGTTAGTTCCGCTTGATTGGGTAGAAACATTACGCTATCGTGCTATTACTAGACGAGGCAAACTTGTTATTACATTTACTCCTGTGCTTGGATATAGCCAAGTTGTTAAAGACTATGTCGCTGGATGCTCGATTAAGAAAAGTTTGAAGGCAGAACTACTAGACCAGTCTAAAGTCATCGTGGCTGGATGCCCAAGGGGTCATATGCCATATCTAGCAGATTCAATGAACACTGGTGCTGGAGTAGTTTGGTTTCACTCTCAGTTAAATCCTTACAATCCATTTGACCAACTTAAGGCTACGCTTGAAGGAAAAACATCAAACGAGATTAAAATTCGTGCTTATGGCTACGCAGAAAACACTGCTGGCTCACAATTCCCATCGTTTACAGATGTCAATGTGCTTCCAGACGAAAAAATACCTGTAGATGGTACTAATTTTATGGTTTGTGACCCTGCTGGAGCAAGAAATTGGTTTATGTTATGGCTGCGAGCAGCAAAAGACGGCAATTTGTATGTTTATCGTGAATTTCCAGACATTTCTAATGGAGAATGGGCATTACCAGCCGAAAAATCAGACGGAAAGATGGGTTCTGGACAGAAAAATGGTGCTGGAAGAGGAATTGACGAGTATAAAGAGTTAATTCGTGAACTTGAAGGAGACGAACTTATAGCAGAACGATATATTGACCCTAGAGCAGGTGCAACTCAATCAGTTGGCAAGGAAGGTGGAACAAGTTTAATCGAATTGCTTGACCAAGGAGAAAAACCGATGTACTTCACCCCTGCTTCTGGTGTCAACATTGAACAAGGTGTTGCTATCATTAATGACCTTTTGTTTTATAACTCTTCAGAACCAATGTCTCCAATTAATCAACCAAGACTTTATGTTGCTGATAGTTGCAAGAATTTAATTTATGCTTTAAGAGAGTGGACTAACCAAGATGGAGAAAAAGGTGCTTGTAAAGACCCTATTGACTGTCTTCGCTATTTAACAATCATGGAGCCTTCGTATGAAGGTGGAAATACATTTAAAGCGAGAAACCAATCTCATTCTTATTAACTTGACAAACCCAATTTTACAAAATAACAAACTACGATGGAAGAGCAACCTAAAGAGCCTTTAAAGTACAACAACAGACGAGATAAACTGGCACTCGCTTCTGATGCACCAGATATTCAAGAATTAGTCCGTGAATTTAGACGGTCTTTGTACAATGGTGGAAATACTGCTGAAATTGCAGAGAATGATGATTTAAGATATTGCAAGTGGGCTGGTCAAACAAATGACGGTAAGAAGCATTCTGAAAACAGAAAAAACGGTGACCCTGCTATGCCATTTGAAGGTGCTTCAGATGTTCGCATTAGATTGATTGATAGAGTTATCAACGAGATGGTTGCTTTATGGATTAACACTTGGAAAGCATCTAAACTTCGTGTTAATGGAAGTACAACTAATAACAGTGCAAATGCAACAGCGATGACTTCATTGCTTGAGCATGTTGTTGGAGATAGACTAAGAGTTGAAGCAAGAAGAGAAGCAGAACTGTACGCACAGTATGCACTCCAATACGGATGGTCAGCAATGAACATTACTTGGGAGCAACAAATTGGATTACAGCCACAGGCAATTAGAATGTCAGAAATTGATGAACTTGCAGCACAACTCGCTCAATCAGAACCAGAAAATCCATCAGTAAGACTTCCAGAAGCAATCAGAAGCGGACAAGATGATGATATGTGTGTATCCATGTTTGCTGGTGTAATGCCAAATGCAGATAGAGAAGAACTAAAGAGCATGGTTATTAATTTAAGAGAACAAGGACAGGCTACTGTTTTCTTTGAAAGCATTATTAAGAATTTACCAAGATTAACGGCACTTAAGCCATATGATGAAATTGCTTTTCCTCCAGAAACAATTGAACTTCAAAAGGCTAGAGTAATTTTTAGAAGACTATATATGTCTGAAGTAGAACTTCGTTCTTTCATTAAGTCAGACAAATGGGACTCTGAAGCAGTAGAAGATGCACTTCAAACATCTGGTAATCTTTCTTGGTATACTGACCCTAGCATTGTTCCTGTTGCAAACATGATTGGCTCACAGGATTATAGGTCAAGACATTTGATTGAAGTATTATACGCATACACTAAGCAAATCGACCAATCTGGAAACATTTGTATTTACTACACAGCATTCTGCCCTAATGGTAAAAGGAATGTTTTCTTTAAGCACGAAAAATTAGAATACTCTCACGGCAAGTATCCGTTTGTAGAATTAAGAAGAGAGCATATCAGAAAGTCCATTATGGAGTCTAGAGGTATTCCAGAAATTCTTGTAACCGAACAGGCTGAACTAAAAGCACAACATGATGCTTTCCGTGATAGAACAGCACTTGAAACAACTCCACCTGTTCTTATTAAGAAAAGAATTCAAGGTATTAACAAGATTGGTCCAGCAATGCAACTGCCTGTTGCTGCTATTGATGACTATACATATTTAACACCTCCAAGAAGCACTCCTGCATATGCTCTTGAATTAATTAATCAAATTGAAAAGAATGCCGCTAACTATTTTGGATTAACCCATGAAGCAGTCGCTCCACAAAAAACACAGATGCTACAACAAATGTCTGTTGATGGATGGCTTAACACATGGTCTGAAATCTATACTCAATTGCTTCAGTTATGTCTCCAATATATGCCACAAGAGGAATTACAAAGTATTACAGGAGTTCCTATCTCTATCGGCTCTGTTGAACTGGCTGGAGCATTTAGTTTTGATGTTAAGTTTGATGTGCGTGATTTAGACAACGAGTATGTTATGAAGAAACTTCAAGCAATCACTCAATTCGTTCTTCCTATGGATGTTGGTGGAACAATGGATAGAAATAAACTTGTAGCAAAGATGGCAGAGGCTATCAGTCCAGATATCGCAAAGGAAATCATCCTAGACCAACAGTCTGCATCACAGAAGATGTATAATGATATCCAGAACGACATTCTTAAGATGATGGCTGGCATTGAGCCTCAGTATGTAGAAAACGACCCTTCTGCTGGTACTAAGATGCAATACCTACAAGAAATCGCCAGCAAGTCACCAAAGGTACAGCAATCTGTACAAGGTGACCAGATGACCCAAGCGTTATTCCAAAACTACCAGAAGAACCTTCAGATGTCAATTATGCAGCAGCAAAACAAGCAAATTGGCAGAACTGGTGTAACTCCTGTATCAGACCAAATGTCTCAAGAAGCACAACAGCCTCAATAACAACAACTTATGAACGAACAAGACTATGATATCAATGTTTTTGCATTTACTGACAAAAACGAACTATGGGATGCTATTATGCTTATACTTGAGCGTAATGCAGAATTAGAGGTAGCAAATGCTATTTCTGGAGATGTTACACCAGATAAAAGGAGTCACCTATGCGGTAGGGCAGAAGTAAGCAAAGACCTTATTGTTTGGTTTAAAACTGAGCGTCAAAGAGCATTAGAATTAAAAAGGTCTGAATTTATCTAATTTGACTTGACTTACGATTAGAAATACTAATAACTGAATTTAAGTTTCTGCAAACTATAAATGCTGATACAACAAAAGCCTTGCTCTTTCTAGCATGAATACAAACGAAAATGGCGATAACAGTACTGCCAAACCTAACGGTGAAAGTTCTGTAGATAGAGTCGAATCTAGTCGATTCAGTGAACAAGACCTTGCATCTATCCTACGCAGGGATTTCGGAAACCTAGATTATTCCGAAACAGAAGTTGAGCCATCTGACAATAACGGTTCTGAAATCCAATCTAGAGATACAGAAGAGCAGGATGTTCTGAACTCCCAAGATTACGGTGAAGAAGTTCATTCACAAGAAGAAGAGGCAACGGACAGCGAAAGTAGCGAGTTCCAGACCAAAGGGGTCCAAAAGCGTATCGACAAACTCACAGCATTACGAAAGTCTGCTGAAGAGCAAGCCGAAAAACTTAAGGGCGAACTTGAGCAATTAAAATTGCAGGTCGAGTCGAATAAGCCAACTGGAATTGTAATTAGTAAAGACGAGGCATTACCTTACGCACATATTAACTCACTAGCAGAAATTGATGCAGAGATTGCACAGGCTAGGCAGGTTAGAAGATGGTGTGAGGAAAATTCCAACGGAGTTATTGTACAGAATCCAGATGGAACTGAAGCGGAATACAGTGCAGATGATGTAAAGCGTATTAAACTTAATGCTATTGACGCTCTAGAAGAACACTTACCTAAAAGGTTGAATTATGTTCAAACGAAGGAAAAAGTAGATTCTATTGCTTATAAGGAATATCCGTGGTTAAAAGATAAGTCATCTAAGGAACGACAAATTGCAGAAGCGTTCATTAAGGCTTTACCGCAAATCACAAGGTTTCCAGATTTCAATATTATTATCGGTGATTATATCAATGGTGTAAAATCCAGAGAAGCATCATACAAAGGTAATAACATTAAGAAAGCACCAGTCCAGCCCACATCAAATTACGCACCTTCCTCTCGCTACAAAGACGCTGGCGATGTAGATGCAGTGAAGAGATATGTTAAAACTAATTCTAGTGTAGACCTTACAGCAATTATCAAGTCTAAGTTCATCTAACTACAAATATTACGAACATGGCAAAACTCACTGAACCCTCAATCGTGTCTGGTAAAAGAGAAGACCTCGCAGACCTCATTTCGCTCGTTGATGCAAAGGATACACCTTTCACTTCGATGGCTCCAAAAGGCTCAAAACCTGGAAATACCCTTTTCAGATGGCAAGTCGACCGTCTCCCTACCGCAGTTGCTGATAGCACTGGTGTAGTTGACGGAACCGATGTTGACCCTAATGGTGCAACTATTCAAAATTTCGTTAAAGATGGTGCTAATCAGTACCGCTACGAAGTTTCTAACCACATTCAAGAATTCCGTAAGGCAGTTCGTGTTTCCCCTCTTACTCTCGACATCGCTGTTGTGGCTGGTGTTAAAGATGAGTTGGCAAACAATGTCGCTAAAGGCATCACGATGCTTAAGCGTGACATGGAGAAAACCTTCTGTTCAAACAACCTTCCTAAAGCCGATAATGGTTCTACTCAAGGTTTTGTTACTAGAGGTCTTGACTCTTGGACGAGAGCAGTAGCCACCACTGGTGGTGTATTTGCTAACGACAATTACCTTACTGTTGACGCTAACTTCCGCACGAAGGCTGCTGCAACTGTTGGTAACGCATCTGCAACCGCAGAATCTACTGCTGCAATCGGCACTGGTGCTTACGCACTTACCGAAACTGTTGTACAAGATGTTCTCACTGCTATCTATGGTGAAACTGGTCAATTCCGTTCTTATGACGGTTTGGTTGGTCCTCAACTCAAGAGAGCGTTCACGAACCTCGTTTACACCAGCCGTTCTGACACTGCTGCTTCTCAACAAGCAATCCGCACCTTCAACCGTGACGCTTCTGACTCGTCCTACATCTCCTCCATTGATATCTTTGAAGGCGATTTCGGTACGATTCGTTTGCACCCATCACTGTTCTTGAAGAATAACTTCTGCGGTTATGTGCTTCCTATGGAGCATGTTGAAATCCGTTACGGTGGCTCGGTTGCTGGCATTAAAGAACTGACTGACAATGGTGGTGGACCTGCTCGCTTAATCAACGCTATTGCGGCTGTTTGCGTGAAGAATCCTCTGGCATTCGGTAAGTTCGACTATGTTGCCTAAGCAATAAATGGCTGAAGATATAGTTCAGTCATGGTGTGATGTGATTCCCTCCCATCTCAAAAATGAGATGGAGAGGGAACTCCGTCATGGTTGGAACATGAATGTCGTTAAGGCAAAACATGAAGCCAAACAAATTGCTAAATTTGGTCATTCAAATGCAGCAAATAATATAGATGGAGTTGGCAAACTAGTTGCCAGAATACCTCCAGACGCTTTTCACTACTGGGGACAAAGACTTGGATATAAATGTTGGGAAGATAAGACCTTCTTAAAGGAATTCCTAAGAGACAACCAAGAACTCGCAGTAAGAAATTATGTCAAAAAGACCGTGGTAAACGGTACAATTTTCGGTGCGGACGGTTTTACAATTTAATGAAAACAGTTGATTTCAGCAAAGTTTTAAGAGACACAATCCAACTTTGTGGTCTTGACGCAGATGACTATAATCTGCCTACTTTTAAGCAACTAAGAGATTTCTTGTCTACTAGGCTTAAACTTGCATGGGAGTACGATATGTTCCCAGACTTAATGAGACTTGAAGTTGCTACGGTAGTAACTGAGACTGTTTCAAACAACACAGTATATTATGTCAATAAGCCAACAAAGGCTGGTGAGGTAGTTGCTATTTACAATCAAAACCCTTATTCTGGAAGTAGAGCAGTTAATATTCCTTTTGTTATTGTAGGCACAGATACTGTTGATAGGTTAATGGTGTCTAAGAACTACACAGACGCTGTTTGGGTAGAATATAGGCTTATCCCTCCAGTTTTATACGGAACACCTTGGAACACGACTACAACATTCAGAGTAGGTTCACAGGTATACTTTGACAGTGGTTCAAATAGCGGTTCATTGCAGCCAGAAGAAGGAAAGGTCAATAGTGGAAACTTTTACAATTGCATTACTGAAAGCCTAAACCACAATCCTGCCACAGATACAGATAAGTTTACAATCGTAAAAATTCCAAATATTTTCTCTACTTACTTGCCAAGGGCTGCTTTTGCTGATTACCTACGCTCGCAAGGTCAGTTTGATAATGCAATGATTGCTGAAAGAGAAGCAGAGGCTCTTCTTGATACAGAAATCGACAAGATTGCAAGACAACAAGGACAAATTCAACAATACAATTTTATAAAAACATACTAACATGGGTTCTCAAATACAACTATCATCTCCATTCCTAAAAGGATTCGTCCATGCCGATGTTTCTTTAGGAGTTACTAAACAAGTTCTGCTTACTCCACCAACCAGTTTAACTGAAAAGCGTATTGTAGTTATTGTTCAAAATACATCCTCTACTGTTAATATTCAAGTTTGGGGAAGTAATACTGCTGGCGATACTTCAAATGGGATTGTTATTTTCCCTCAAGCATCTTTAGTTCTTGATAACTATAATGGCGGTCTTTGGGCTAAAGCCAATACTGCTGGAACTAGCGTCCATGTCGCTTATTCTGCTGTATAATGAGTGCATCTATTACTGGTGGAGTAACAGGCATAACGGTTGAAACAGACCCTAATGCATTAAAACTTACTGGCGGCACAATGGCTGTTGGTGCAACTTCTATTTTTTATCCAAGTTCAAATCCTATATATACTGAATATGGTACTTGGGGTATGGGATTAACTAAGACGGCTACTAATCAAGTTAATTACTTTGATGCTGATGGTCTTAAAATTAAAACTAACAATGTTGGTTTTGAAATTAGTTCAACTCAAATTAAATTTCCAGATAACACAACATTAGTAACTGCTCCTCCAAATGATGCACGAAATCTTTCTTATCGTGTATACAATGGTAATGACATTAATACCTCTGGTACTTCTGGCAATGGTTTAACTTCCGCAAATGCAGCAGGTTTTTATATTTCTGGAAATCCTGGAGTTGCACTTGTTATTGCTTATAGATATTTAAATAGCACATCAAACGCTCCTCAATCACAGGGTCAAGGAAAAGGAAAAATAAACTGGTCAAAAGGAGTTAGAACAAAGTGCCGTATTGCTTTAGATGGACCTATGGATACTGGTTCTGTTTTTAGATTTACAATTGGTAAAAATAATACAGAATTTAGTACAACTGCTCCAGCAGATATTCTTTCAACAACAAAAGGAATTGGTTTAAAACTTTCTGGAACTGGTGCATTGCAATTAATGGTTTCAAATGGAACTGCTGTTACAATTTCTACAAATGGAACATTTACTCCTGTTTCACAAGTAGCATTTGATGCAGAAGTTATTTCTGATGGTACTGGTAATGTAAGTCTTTATATAAATGGTTCAACAACTGCAAGTGCTTCAACAACTGGTGGTCCTGTAGGTCTTTCTAATGGTACAACTGCAACAAGCATTGGTGCTGAATATCAAACAACAAGTTTAACTGCTGTTTATTGCGGATTCTATATTGGTCACATTCACACACAAATCGACATCTAATGGCTACTTATAAAATTACATACTTGGCTGGTAAAATGGAAACAAGCGTATGTCCACCTCTAGTTGTTAAGTCAGTCTTTCCTAGTTTTAATGGAGAGCCTGTAACTCTTAGTGAAACTGAATGTACAGTTACATTTGAAGAAGAACAAACTCCAGTTGACTTAGGACCTTTAGTTAAAGTAGAGCAAATTTAATAAACAATGCCAAATCTACAGACATTACAAGAAGGTGATGCTGGATTTCTTGGCATAGATACAAGAACTAATCCTGTATCATTAAAAGAAGGTGTTCTTCAAGACGGTCAGAACATTAGAATTGAACAACAAATCCTACAGGTAAGAAAAGGTATTGCCAGAGTTTTAAACGGTCAGCAATCTTTAGATGTAGGAACAATCTATGGTGCTGGTGTTTATCGTATTTCAAGTGGAACAGAAAAGATTGTTTTAGTAGTTTCTAATGGTCTTTATTTATTTGATATTGGAACACAGTCACTTTCAACTAAATATTCATTTCCAGCAGGTAGAACTATAACATCTGGTCCAGTACAGGTATTACAGGCTGTTAATAAGATTTACATTCTCCGTGGTGAGGCTACAAAATATATTACTGGTAGTGGAGCGACTGGTCAAAATGCAACTGTTGGTGGAACTGGGAATACAGTTATTACAGTAACTACAGTTCTTCCACATGGATTGGTTGCTGGTGATGAATTTGCTATTGAAACAAATCAAGTTCCTTGGAATGGTCCAACAAAAACAAGCAACTTTGTGGTTGGAACCGTTCCTACATCTACATCTTTTACATATACATTAACAACAGGTCACAATGGAGGTGCATCTGGTTATGTAATTCAAGTTGGTAAACCAGTTCTTGAATTTGATGGAACAACTGTAAGAATTACAAATCAAGGTGTTATTGACGGAACATTAACTGGAGGAACAACTACTACGGCTTGTTCTTTTCCTTTTACTAGCACTGCAATCTATCACGGAAATAGAATCTTCTGTAAGTATAGTAAAGATGAAATTGCTGTATCAGACTTTCTTCCAACTGCTGCTGGCGACTGGGAGTTTGATTTAACAATTCAAGCAATGACAATTAACCTTGGAGACGAGCAGTCTATTACTGGGTTTTATCCTTGGGTTAAAGACAATGTATTGGTATTTAAGGATAACAGTGTTTATGTTGCTAAGTTTGCTGATGACACAAGCACCCCAAATATTGTACTTGCTAGTTCTTATGTTGAAAACTTGACAATGGAACTTGGTTGCGTTGCTAAAAATAGCATTGCAAATGTTTCTGGAACAATTTTCTTCTTAAGTAAAAAAGGTGTATATGCCCTAGAGCCACAACTTGACGCAAATCTGCTGGCTAACACAATGCCGATGTCTATTGACATTCAAAAGTATATTGATAGAATTAACCAACAGTATGTTCATTTAGCAGTTGGAAAAGTTTATAACGGAAGATACTACTTGGCTGTTCCGCTTGATTCAAACATATCAAACAGTCATGTTCTTGTTTATAACTTGACAAACAAGATGTGGGAGTCTGTTGATGACCATCCAACTGGAGTTAATCCTTTTTCATTCATAGTTGCTAAAAACGGAAGTACAAGTGTTGTTAATAGACTGTTTTATTGCACACCCACAAATGGCATTTATCTAACAGAAGAAAAAGAGGTAGATGAGTATGGTGATATTGTAACAGCATTGACACTTCCGTTTTATCTTCCTCAAACCCTTCAAACAACTACATATCAAGTTAATAATATTAGAGGATACGCAAAGACAAGAAAGTATGTATTCCAAACTATGCAATCAAAGAGGTTTGTAGATATTAACACAGAACTTGACTTTGGTTCTTACGGTGCTTTACAAACAAAGATTACTACATACAATCCAGATACAACTAAGGTTATTGACATTGCTACATCTTCAGTTCAAAATGATAAGATTAGAAGAACACCTATTAGAAAGATAGCATACGCTTTAGATATTGAATTGACATCTGTACAAGGAAGACCAACCATTCGGACTATTGGTGTTTCAGCAGTTCATATCGGTAAAACAACTAAAAACGAAGACTAATTTATGGCACAACAAATTCAAAAGGGTACATCATATGATGGTACACAATCTGGTTCACAGGTAACCTATCAAAACTTAAATCAACATGTAGATAATGCTAAGTTGCTGGCTGGTGCTATTGATGACCAAACCGCAAATCCATTAACAACTAATACAGATGGTATTATGTTTACAAAAGATGGTGTATTGTATAAACAAACCAAAGGTCAATTTACTGACAATATTACATCTTCTGCCATTCAAGTGGCGGCTTTAACTGCTGGTGGAGAATCTGTAAATTTTTTAACTGCTAACAAGGCTAATAGTGCTGGTACTTTTACTACTGCATCTGGAAGCACAACTATAACTGTAACTCAAAACAATCATGGATTTGTTGTTGGTGAAATTATTTGGGTATCTGGAGCATCTCTATCTTCTATTATTAGAGGAAGATTTACAGTTGCTAGTGTAATTAGCACAAGCCAATTTACATATAACACTACTTCAACGGCTAATACTGCTGACTCTTCTTTTACATCTGCAAACGGTTTACTAGTAACAGTAACATCAAATAATCATGGATTAATTACTGGTCAGTCTGTTGTTCTTACAACTTCAACTGCTGGTTATTCTGGTACTTATACTATTACTTATGTAGATGCGAATACATTTACATATACACTTTCTTCTACTCAAACAGTATCAAGTGGAACGGTTTCTTGGACTTGCACAAATGCTGCTATTACATCTACTACTAATATTGCTGGAGTTGTAGATAACTCTAATGTTATTAATAATGGTCCAACTGAAGTTTATGACTCGGTTCTTTGTTACAATACTGATGGATTAAAACTTCCATCTGGAACTACAATTCAAAGACCTAAACAACCTGCTAATGGTTACATTCGTTATAATACAGATAATAACATTACTGAAGTTTATGGCAACGGAACTTGGCAGAATATCTATAGTTACCAAGGTGCGGCATCGTCTGGTGGAACTGGAAGATGGGTTCGCATGCCAGATGTAACAAAAACATTTACTGGAGAAAGTTGGACAGCAGCAAATGCCTATGTTACAACTACTGAGCAAACATGGACAATAACTATTCCTGTTGGTGAATATTGGAATATTCCTTTTCAAAGAAAAATTGATGAACCTATTCTTGTAAGTACTGATAAAAACCCTATAAATAGTTTTTCATCTCAAACAAAAGGGTTTAGAATGTTATGTCCAGCAGGATATGAAACTACATATACTGGTGTTTCTGGAAAAGACTATTTATTTGACTACGAATTAAATTCTTTGTGTAAATATGTTGGTCAATCTGGAAGAGCATTGACATCATTAAGTTCGTTTAACTCTACATATTATTATATAAATTCATGTAATGGAAATTCAGTTTATTCATTTGGTAATGAATGGATTGATGGTTGGAATGGGAGTACAAATAGTCCGACTGGAAATGTTTGTTGTCCTTCTTTATGGGATAATGATACCAATATTAGTAATGATTGGAAAAATGGTTTATATACAAAAAACAATAGCAGTCCATATTTTGTAAACCCAACAACAGTAATGCCAACTGGTGCAGGAATAAGAACAAATTTAAAAATGGCATGGAAACAAACTATGTCATCACTATGTTCTGCTGTTGGATTTCAAAATCAAAATGGAGTTAATCCATATAGTACAGCAGGAATGGTTTCTGCAATACCATATGGAGGATTTGTAAATGAAACATATGCAACACAAGGTTGGACTATTTATCAAGACTCAACAGCGTTTGATGGAGGTCAGTTTTATGATTATAGTGGTAGCGGTAATGGATATATATATGTTCTAGGACAAAATGCAGGTCAAAGATGGGTAATGTTCTATATTATTCCAAGTCAAACTGGACCAAACTATATTACACCATACGGTTTAACAAATATGACATTGACAATTAAGCGTCCGTCTAAATATCTTTATAAGAACGCAAAGTATGCAATTCAAGAAAGTCTTTCAATGACTTTTGAACGCTATATCAATATTTAATAACATGCCACAATTAACTTCAAATTATTCTTCTACACTAGGTAGTTATAAAGACCAAGGTTCTGGAACTGTATCTGTAGGTGGAGGTGCTATGGGTGCTGCTAATGGTGCTATGACTGGTGCATTGGCTGGTGGTATCATGACTGGTTCTTTGGCTACGGCAGCCGCAGGTACATCTTTAATGTCAGCAGGTGCTGTTCTTGGTCCTGTTGGTATGATTGTTGGTGGTTTACTTGGTGGATTATTTGGAAGTAAAAAAACCAAGGCTCCTGCTGCTCCTACTTATGAGCAAATTATGAGCAGAAACTTGACTGCTCAAAAGAACATTCAAGGAGATTTGTTAAATCTTGAAGGTGAATATAGACCATATTATCAAGGTCTTCAAGAATCTACTCTTAACTCTCAGTTGTATGGTGGTCTTGGTAACCAAGGCTATGCTTCAATGCTTGAAGAGGCTAATGCAGTTCAACAAGGAATTCAAGGTAGGTCTGGTGCTGGATACTTAAACACTCTTGGTGGTCTTTCAAATCTTGCTAGATATACTGCTATCAATCCAACTATGGCATTAATGCAAGATGAGATGAATAGACAGGCTATTCAAGGTCTTAGTGAAGGAACTAACCTAGGATACGATGAAATGAGACAGGCTAACCAAGCGGCTAACTCACAAATGGCTATGCGTGGTCTTACTGGAAGACAAGGTGTAGCGGCTGGTGTATTATCTAATTATGGTCTTGGTCAACAAAGACAAGACAGAAATAGACAGTTTGCAAACATTGCACTCGCTAACGAGTCTAAACTTCAAGAGGCTTCTCTTGGTTTGGCTAATACGGCTATGAGTTCTGCTGGCATGGGTGGTAAGTTCTTGGCTGAAGGTAACGCAATGCTTGGTCAGTATCAGCCTCAAATCTTTAACCCAGAGTCTAATGCTGGTATTCAAGCACAAGGTATGAAGTACCAAGAAGGTATGTCGCTTGCGGCTATGCGTATGCAACAACAAAACCAACTCCTAAGCACAATGGGGCAGATTGGTATGGTTGGATTACAAGGTGGGTTTAAGAATTTATTTGGAGCAACTCCTGTTGCTGGAACAACAATGGCAAGTGATACATTAATGGGTGGAGCGTCTCTTGCACCTCAATACGGTGGTGACATTTTTGGTGCTA